GATTGTGCACGTGCAATTATTAATTCAGGAATTACTACTGTATATTGTAAATCGGAATGTACAACTAAAAATAAAGATAAATGGTTAGAATCTCAGGAAATGTCTAAACAGATGTTAGGTGAGTGTGGTGTTGACGTTATTTATTATGATTCTAATTTAACATCTGAAATGTAATATAATTTATCAGTGGCAAAGTAAAAAAACTTACATTGTTTTTTTAGTATAAGTTGTCCTATTTTATAAAGAGTTTCTTTTTCATTAAGTGAAACCTCAAAAATATAACCATTACCATTCTTTGTGACTTTCATACCACAAATATATAAAATATTAAACAATAAAAAAAACCTCCAATAGGAGGTTTTTATTTTTACCATGTTTTATGTATCCATTTTTTTATAATATCATTTGAAACATTGATTATTTTTGCAATTTCCTTAGTAATTAATCCATCGGCTCTTAGTTTACACATTAAATCATATTGTTCTTTATTTAATGACCGTCTTGTTAAACTTCTTTTTTTAATTTGCTCATTTGACCATTTTACCCATGGTTTCTTTTTACCAATATGGGATTGCGAAATTTTATTTTTTGTTTCTTTAGTCTGTACTCTACCGATATTAAAACCATCGGGTTTTTTAACACCTTTTAATTTTTTACTTCTTTTTAAATTAGATTCTTCTGACATTATTATTCCATTATTTCCTTCACCACCTAATGTAGAATTATAACCATTGTTATATGAATCATAAAAAATAATTAATTCAATTTCTTTTTTTAATGCATCATTTTTATTTTCAACTTCACATAATGTTAAAATATTCCAAGAATTGATTCCATATTTTCTTATTGCGTTATAAAATTTACGGTTATCTTTAAACATTAATGCATCTCTTTTATGTTCGTCCCAACGAAAATCTACAGTTTTACTTGTCCATCCAATGTAAGACTTATTATTTACAATATTTTGTATTTTATAAACAAATGGCATAATTTTACCAAAATTTACAGCTCCAATATCGGGGAGTTGTTTTATCTTTAGCAGTTTCACAATGGTGTCTAGCTCTAAATGATTTACGATGTGACGGAATATTTTTTTTAATTCTCATGTTTGGGTCACCAAAATTAACTTTTACAACATTACCTTTATTATTTTTAACGTAAACTGAACGTTTTTTTGGTCCATCAGGTGTTAAAAATGGTTTATTTAACTGAACTTTACGTCCTTGGTATTCAGCCTCATTCAATAAATTATCACATACAAAGTCTGTATTTTCAACCGAACCAAATTCGTCTTCATATATCAATACGGGAGTTTCTTCGTTATTCTCAAACAATCTTTTAAATTGTTGTTCAGTAATAGTTATATTCATTTTCTTATGATTTTCTTCATCAAAATGTGTCATTGTTGGTTTGTTTCCTTTACCAATTTTCGGTTCTTTTTTTTCCGCTCTTCTTTTTTGAGAAGTCATAGCTTTCTTTTCTTTTTTATCATATGAAGAAGCAACCTTTGGTGTTTCTTTTGAAACTTTCTTTGAGGGTCTACATTTTGGGTATGATTTTCCGTCGGCATCTTTTCTTCCACATGGCGGATGTTTGCCATCTACCTTTTTACTTACATCAACCCATTTCTCTTTAAACCATCGTCTTAAATCCTCAACTAAAACTTCGCCAGATTTAATTGATTGTTGTACGTACTTTAAATCTTCTTCGTTAATGTGTATTTTCATATTATTTAATTTTATTCACCTCACCAACAAATTTATGACACTTGTCAGATACTTTACCTTTATCGTGGTCCGTAATGGACAATTTTACTTTATTATAATAAACCGACATGTCGGGGTGATGATTTTGTTTGTTAGCAATTTTCATCACCTCATTTACAAACGCCATAACCTCTATATAATCTTTAAAATTAAATGTTTTAATTAGTTTATTATTGACTTCTTCCCAATTACTATTATTAATTATTGTATTTTTTTGACTTTCAGTTATAATAATTTTCATCTTAATAAATATTTTACAACCCCATATCGTCTATGAATTTTTTATTTGTTTTTTTGTAAGATGATTGTGATTCATCATTTTCGTCTTTACTATATTGCCAATTCCAATATAATTTTTTGTTTGGTTTAAAACCATAAAATTCGTGAACTTTCATTTGCACTTTGGTTACTTCCTCACCATTCCAATTTTGCCCGACACATATAAAACCTGTTTCAATATTTTCAACTATATTTTTTTCACCTAATGACGAGTGTCTATTCTCAATCCATGTTAATCTTTCAATCAAGTTTTGATAGTACATATTTGTCTGTCCCCATCTAATTGAGCTAAAAAATAAAACAACATCACTTTCAAATAGCTCTTTAGATATTTTCCAAAGTTCATCAGACTTGTTGTTTATACTTGCCCAACATCTGTGATGACCCGATGGGTTTTTTTTATCATCATCTAATAATGATTTTTTTACACCACAACTATTACCATCTTTTCTTGATACATTACCTTCACATGCTGATATTTTTAATTCTGATACGTCAATAAATGTACAACTATCACCAAGTTCTTCTTTTAAGTAGGTGGCGATAATCTTTGATTTGGGTGTATCAATATCATTCTTATCCCAATTATAACGATTGGAACAACTTAGTATTAAAACTTTCTTTTTCTTTTTCAATACATCCAAGGTGTCTTTTAGTTTTTTTGCTCCATTTTCTTGGACCAAATTTTCTAAAAGCATCATTTTCCTGATTTTCGATACCTCTTCTTGAATTAAATTTGACATAATTATTTTTTAGATTTTCTCCAACCCCCACCTTTTGATTTATAATGTTTTGCCGCAGCACCATTACAATATGCACTTGGACAAACATCATATCTTGACCTTGCCCAAGCTAATGATGATGCCCATAATTTTGGATTTGTCGGTGTGTTTTTACTTTCGTCAATTTCCTTTTCAGTAGATTCGTTTTTAGGTTCGACATCTTTTTTCTTCATATTGATTGCAATTGCTGCTTGTTGTGCCGGTGAAGACGCTTCTTTAATGGATTTATTTTTTGGTACACAATTAGGTACCATTTTACCATTTTTCGTTTTACCACCAACTTGTTTATAACCATCCCAACAAGACTCATTTAATTCACCTTGTTGTCCACCTTCTTTTTCATTCATAATGAAATCAAAAACTTGGTCCATATTATTCTTAGCTTCAGAAACGTGGTCATCCGCCCAATCGTGTCCATTTTGTAACAAATTTTCAATCATTTGTTTATCAAAACTTAACAATAATTCACATTGTCTTTTGATTTGTTCTAAGTTACTAAAGAACATATAGTTTTCGGTTTCCTGTTCACTTAGTACTTTTCTGAGTTGTAACTTAATAATTTGGTCTAAATTTTTCATATTAATAAATATTTTTATTTCTCTGATAGTATTTCAAATTTTATGTAATTTGGATAAAATATCTCCTCTGAGTGAGTTTTACCCTTTATTTCGATATTATATTCTCTTGGTATTAAATAAGATGTGTCTATTATAAACGAATTTTCATTTGTAACATCAATTTGTGTCCAATCGTGTATTGTTACTTCAGTTTTACCCTCTTTAATAAACATTCGATAATAGACTTCATTAAATAAAACACTTTTTGGTGTATCAATTGACCTAAATGTAATAACCACTTTGCGTTGTTCCCCCCTTTTTATTTTCTCATTTTGTTGAATTCCAAAATATTGAATTGAATATCTATTTAATTCGGTCTGATTGGTCCCAATTGTATAGAGCGACGTATATGGTTTCGGAGTGAATTTTTGTGTCACATCACTCAAGGAAACACCATCTATTAAGATATTTTTCCATTTGTCAAAGAAAAACTTTTTACCGTCACATAAAACACCATCAATACCAAAATCTACCTCATACACACCCTTTCTTATTTGAGTTGTGGTTAAACCAGTTAATCCGATTATGGAGGTATTGGTACTATCTAATATATCAACTGTTGGTAATTCATCTAAATTATAGAAATTGGTACCTTTAGTTACATATAGATATAATTTTTGATTTGTTTTTTCAACAAATTTAGTTCTAGAGTCGTCTATCCTATCATCAATAAACGTTTCGAGATATGGTTCAAAGAATGTTTGTGTATATTTTGTAAAAAAAGCAACTGATTTATCAACCTCAGGTGTTAAATCTTCCCATATACTAGTGAACTTTAATCCCAAACCGAAGTCTGATGTGTTTCCTGTAATTATACTATTAATATAATCTGTGATATCAGCGTCAATATTTTCATTACCGTTATCAAATACTATTTCACTTATAAGTGTTGTGCCGGTACCGCCGTATCCACCCGTATTTGTCCATGTATTATCGGCAGTTCTGTTAAACCAGTTTGATGGTGTTTCGTTAAATGTTTTATTACCTGATGTAAAATCATAAACAGAATCTTCATAATCAAAACCATACCCCTCAAACCAAAATTCAGTTAATTTATAAAGTTCTAATTTAAAACCTGTGCCTCGTTCTCTACCAATACTTCTGTTTTGACCTTTTAAACCTTCATCACCAAATATAGTATTGGTTAAATGTAGTTTATGTGTTGTGGTATTACCGGTTACATTTATTTCACCACTAGTGTATTTTAATTTTAAATCTGTTAAATCAATTTTAAATAAAAATCTCGATATTGCGGAACCATAAAAAATCTCAGTTGTAGGGTTTTTTGATGTATTTACCTGTGAGTTTTTTATAATTGTATTATTTTTCTCAAAATATGAACGAAAATATGACATCTTTTTTATTTATAAATATCACATTAATTTATTCTAATCGATTTGTTTAAAATATCAGACTCAAGTTTTTGATATAATTCTTCCATTTCTTTATGTGGATTAAATTCAGCCTTCGCATATGGTGAATTAATATTATGTACGTGAGTTGTTAAGACCGTGTAAACTGACCTTAAAAAAGATAATAATGTTTCCCCCCTAACCATTGCATAGGTGTTTGGTTCAATATCTTGCAGATAATTATCTTGAGTTAATTCATATTTATCCAATTTCTCAAACGTAATTGGTTTTTCGGTAATATTATTTTGGTCAGTGGTTAAAAAATATATCTTATCGGATTTTAATGCTGAAAATGTTTGTTCAACATTACCAGTTAAATCTTTTATTACTTTTTTCTTAGTCTTAACTTTGATTAATGGGGCCTTTACTGATGTTTTTTGAAATACTAAACCTGTTTGTGGTCCACACTCCTGTGTTATAGAAATACCATTAAAGATTGTATTTCTTGTTGTTATTTGATTTTCCGTTAATCCCGTTCTAATTCTACATTCTTCAGTTGGTCTAAAATAAAATGGATGTAAATCTGTATTTGGGTATGTCGCATTAAATTCATTTAAACTCTTATAATGTAACGTTTTTAAATCGTTTCTTATAGTAATATATGTGTCTGTAACTCCTGTTATAGTTTTACTAAAAGTGGGTGTTAACGGGTTACCGTCTGTATTAATTAAATTGTTGTTACTGTCAATTAATTCAAGGTTACGTAACGACGGGTTGGATGTGTTATACATATTCCCATATACTTTATTGATTTTATAGACATAATAATTTATTGTAATTGGGGAGCCGGTGAAACTAAAATTACCCGCAATATCATATTCAATTACATAGTTTAAATTTGTAGAGGCGATTTTTTCAATTTCACTTACCTCTTCTTTATATTCTTTTGTTTTATGAAATTTTTTGAGATAAAGAATTGCATTTTTTTTACCCATTAAAGGTTGGTAAATCATGTCACTTTTTTGTGTTGTGGTGGCACCCTCTTTTGTAATCAATTTACCGCCCCTTAACTGTAAACCATTTTCGGTAAATAATATATCAGAACCATATTTTCCGTAAACACCATAATCAGTATGTTTTGCAAAAACACCTTCCGATTTTTTATTTATATAGTTACCATTTTCATCTGTTACATTTTTACCATGTTTGGACGCTATACCATATGATGTTCTTTCTATTTGGGAAGAGTATGTTTGTGCGTTAAAATCGTGTCTTGTGGTAAACGGTCCCGCGATGTATTCTACATTTACAGTTTCCTTATCGGTGTTATAATTTATAATTTTTACCGTTTGGCCAATTTCAGGAATAAAATTAATATTTGTAGGTAAAAAAGGAATAGCGGTAAATAAATCTTTATCGTCCCACTCTTTGTAAACCATTGCACGCTCAACTTGCCCTGTGTACAAACCATATCTAACACATCGAATTCGACCTAAATTTTCAGGGTCTTTATTATTTACACAAATGGCAATATCGATTATTTTCATTTCTTAACTCTTTTACCTATTTCATTATTAATTTTATTATAAAGTAATTCAATATTTTCTAAATGTCTTGTTAAATTAATAATTAAATCTTTAGTTTTATCATATTCTATTTGTAATTCATCTAAACTATCAAATAAATCTTTATTGGATTTATTAGTAACATCTTTTGATATTTCAACTATTCTTTCTTTTTCCATGTTAAAATGATTTACCCGAACTCATTAAAATACCTGGAGGTATAATAAATGGACCGACTGGTGTTTGTACAATTATTTCTTCATTAGCTACTCGTTCAAAACCATTTCTAGCCCTCTCCTCCTCAACACCTTCTTGAGATAATTTTAATGCACTTAATAATGTATTTGATTCCCCAAAAATGGGTTGTGTGGATATTCCTGCGGACTCTAATTTTTCTACCGTAGCCATAAATGCTCTATCACTACTATATCCTGGTAGATAATGTGATAAACCTAATAAAATTCCAGGTATGGGTATTTCACCGCCCGGCATGTTAAGAGCTGAATCAATTGTTTTATCAATTAAACCATAAAGATTATTACACGTATCAATATTTGTTTGTAAAAGTTTAGTTAATAGTGCAATTAACGCCGTAACCATTAAATAATATTTTTTAGTTTTATTTTTTAATATTTTTGCAGCTAATTTTGTTATAAGAGATAAAAGTTCAACTTTTACTAGTTTCCAAAATTGACCAATAAATGTCCAATATAAGTCCGTTAAAATTTGTTTAAATAATTTAGACATTTTTTTCATCATCTCAAAAACAGTTAT